AAGCTGAACGGAGAAATCCGACAGATGTTCCCAGATGCGTTTCCCTCTGAGAAAACTGCCGCGAAAAAGTCAATTGTTGCCCCTGCCACACGCAGTACTGCGCCAAAGAAAATCGTACTGACACAATCTCAAGTAAATATCGCCAAGCGGCTCGGACTGACAAATGAACAGTACGCCCGTGCGGTTGCGGAAGAAATGAGGAAGCAAAATGGCTGAACGTACACCCCGAGAACAAACAACTCGTGCAACCTTTGAGCGGCCCAAGCAATGGATGCGTCCTGAGCTTTTGCCTATGCCCAACGAAGAAGACGGATACGATTTCCGTTGGATTCGCGTCAGCACCCTTGGATCTAGCGATCCAATGAACATTTCCTCAAAACTCCGCGAAGGTTGGGAGCCTGTAAAAGCCTCTGAGCATCCTGAAATTCAATTGATGGAAGTTGGGGAAAAATCCCGGTTTCCAGACAGCATTGAAATTGGTGGACTCATGCTTTGCAAAACACCTAAAGAGTTTGTCGGCCAACGCAATCAGTACTTTCAGCAACAAACTGACAGTCAGATGGCTTCGGTTGACAGTAATTTCATGCGCGAGAACGACGCCCGGATGCCTCTTTTCAAAGAGCGCCGCTCCGAAGTGTCTTTCGGACGTAAGTAATTTTTTTTGGAGTCGCAAATGGCATATCCTGTTGTTGACGCCGCTTACGGTTACAAAGCCATCAATGAACTAAATGGCCTCCCGTATGCTGGCGCTATCCGACAGATTCCGATTCAGCGTAACTATGGCACCAGCATTTTCAATGGTGACTTGGTTAAGTTTGAAGCGGGTCTGATTGAAGCTACCGATCTAACAGTTTCCAGCACTTCTGCCCTTGGCGCTGCTGGTGTGTTTGTCGGCTGCTCTTACACCAGCCCCTCGACCGGCCAGAAGCTGTTTGCTCAGTATTACCCCGCTACTACTGCTGCAAACGACATCTCCGCTTTTGTGGTTGATGATGACCGTGCTGTGTTTAAAGTTGTCATGATTGCTCAAGCAAGCACTGGCGCTCTGAATACCGCCACGGCAGTTGGTTACGCTTCGCAGGCGTTTGTGGGCACCAACCTGTTCCCGGTCACGGGCACGGCTGGCAGCACAACCACCGGCAATAGCGCAATGGGCGTTTCGGGCGGTGCTCCCTCTAACGGTTCTGGCAACACTCGCGTGTTGACCACCGCTCCGTTCCGGGTGGTTGGCCTTGTCCCCGAGACTGGCGTGACGTTGTCTGGCTCGGGCACCTGCTCGACCACCACCATCACTCTGGCAGCCGCTGTTACGGGCCTTCAGGCCGGTATGCAATTTATCGTTCCCGGTGTGGCTAACGCCAATCCGGGTGACTATAACTTGGTTACCAACGTCAACGGCACCACCGTGACAATCAGCCGCTCTGTGACCATTGCTTCCGCAACCGCCATGACCTTCGTGGGCTACCCCGAAGTTCTGGTCAAGTGGAATCAGGGCTATCACAGCTACGACAACCCACTGGCAACTGGCCTGTAAGGAGTAATTCAAAATGGCAATTTCTCGTGCCCAACTACTGAAGGAACTCCTGCCGGGTCTTAACGCCCTGTTTGGTATGGAGTACAAGCGTTACGGCGAAGAGCACAAAGAGATCTACGAAACCGAGACCTCTGAGCGTTCTTTCGAAGAAGAGACCAAATTGGCTGGTTTCTCCGCTGCGCCCGTTAAAGCAGAGGGTTCTGCAATTGCGTATGACAACGCGCAAGAAGCTTGGACCGCACGCTACAACCACGAAACCATTGCAATGGGTTTCTCCATCACCGAAGAGGCGATGGAAGACAACCTGTATGACAGCCTCTCGGCTCGTTATACCAAAGCTCTGGCTCGTGCAATGGCGTACACCAAGCAGGTCAAGGCTGCTGCTGTTCTGAACCAAGGCTTTAACAGCGCCGTTACCTACGGTGACGGTGTTAGCCTGTTCAATACGGCTCACCCCCTGATCTCCGGTGGCACCAACAGCAACCGTCCTTCAACCGCTGCAGATTTGAACGAGACTTCCTTGGAAGCCGCCGTTATTCAAATCGCTGGTTGGACGGACGAGCGTGGTTTGCTGATTGCAGCAAAACCCCGTAAGCTGGTTGTTCCTCCGGCTCTGATGTTCGTTGCAACTCGTCTGCTGGAAACCGAACTTCGTGTTGCCACTGCCGACAACGATATCAACGCGCTGAAAAATAACGGCTCTATCCCTGAGGGTTATTGCGTTAACCACTTCTTGACCGATACAAACGCTTGGTTCCTGACCACAGACGTTCCAAACGGTCTGAAGCATTTCGTGCGTACCCCCATGTCTACCAGCATGGACGGTGATTTTGATACCGGCAATGCCCGCTATAAAGCTCGTGAGCGTTATAGCTTCGGCGTCAGCGATCCTCTGGGTATCTTCGGATCTCCGGGCGCGTCCTGATAAACATACTTTAAGTGTGTTGGGAAAGGGGGCTTGTGCCCCCTTTTCTTTTGGTGTATAAATACAAAAGTCCAAGGTTTCCAACTGCTTGCTGACCGACTTGGCGGACTGACCTCACAGACAGCAAGCGCAATTTGAGGATAGAAGCATGGCTTCAACGACCTTCTCCGGCCCGGTTACTTCGACCAATGGTTTTATTGGACCTATTGTTGGTAACGTAACCGGCAACGTAACCGGAAACGTGATTGGCGATGTGACTGGCACTGTCACTGGCAATCTTGATGCAACAACTGGTTATGTTCAGCTTACAACTGCAACCACTGCTGAAATTGCATCTGCAACTTCTACGGTAAATACTGTTGGCAAAGCTGCTGGGACCATTGTTTTCAATACCAGCCTTAGTACTTTGAAGATTGCAACTGGCGCAACTGCTACTAGCACTTGGGTCAACGCTGACGGCACGACTGCTGTTACTCCTTCTTAATAGGAGAGCATCACCATGATGCAAACCAAGAGGCTTTGGCCCCTGTTTTAAAGGAGATTGATTATGGGCAAGCAAACAAACTACAGCCCAACCTTCCCGATGTTTCCGGGTAGTGCGGGCACAATCACACCCAGTGATTCCGCCAACTTGCCAACACCTTCTGTGGTGTATGTGGGCACAGGTGGTAATGTTGCAGTGACAACCCCACAAGGGGACCAAGTTACATTTGTAAACCTACCCGCTGGAGGAGTTATTCCAGTTCAGGTTTTACAAGTGCTGGCCACAGGCACTACGGCAACCAACCTCGTCAGGATTTATTGATATGTCGCTGGGTTTTGGGTTTTCTTTGCCAGCGTATTTGGGTTCAGGCGGCGCTTTTGCAGGCGCTACGCTTAACCTCGACTTTACGTCTGGCAATCAAACCCTCGACCCCCGCATCACCTTCACACGCTCTACCACGGCCACGTTCACCGGATCCAACGGCCTGATCCAAACAGCGGCCATCGACGCACCCCGGTTTGACTACAACCCCACAACGCTTGCAAGCCTTGGGCTGCTAATTGAAGAGCAGCGGGTAAATTTGTGGACGTATTCTGAGCAGTTTGACAATGCGGCTTGGACTAAAACCAACTCCAGTATTACGGCAAATACTGTTATTGCGCCGGATGGGGCATTGACTGGCGACAAAATAACTTCAAACATTAGCCAACTTGGTTTTGTTGTTCAGTCTTTAAGCCAAACCACTGGAACAGCATACACCGTTAGTGTTTACGCTAAAGCAGGTGAGTACAATTTTTGTCAATTACGAATTACAGGTACGGTTGTTGCATCAATTACAAGAGCATATTTCAATCTAGCAAACGGAACAACTACCGGCGTTGCAAATTGCACTGCTTCCATAACACCTGCCGGTAACGGCTGGTACAGATGTTCAATTACATACACAACTGTTGCCACGGCAACGGCATCACCGCGAATTTACGGGCAGGTTAATGCTTCTGACACAGTAGGCGACGGCACATCAGGCATCTTCATCTGGGGCGCTCAACTAGAAGCCGGAGCCTTCGCCACCAGCTACATCCCCACAGTGGCGTCACAAGTGACCCGTGCGGCTGATTTTGCAAGCATGACGGGGACGAACTTCAGTAGTTGGTATAACGCCAGTGCGGGGACGTTGTTTGCAGACTATGCTTGGGTTGGGTTGAAATTGGTTGCAGGGCAGCGAACTTTGATTGTGGACGACGGCACGACAGCTAATTACTGGGGGATGACCGCCACATCCGGAAACAACATGCAAAACCCAGTAGTTGTTTCTAGCATTACAGAGGCGGTTAATTCAACGCCTAGCACGACTTATGCGGCAGGAGCATATTACAAGCAAGCGGTTGCGCTTGCGACAAACAATACTGTCGGTGCAATCAACGGAACTGCCGGAACTACAGATACTGTTGCAGCAGTCCCAACTGGAATTATTGCATTGCGGCTTTCGGCGTCAAGCGCAGGTAGTACCTCAAACATCCGGTATCGTCAAATCGCCTACTACCCCCGTCGCTTGGCAAACGCTGAATTGCAAGGGATCACAGCATGACTGATCTATACCTAAAATTCACAAGCGAAGCCCAAGCCACCCAAGCGCTGGAAGGCTACGAGGGCAGCATCGACACCATTGGCATTATCTACAAGCGCACGGGCGGCACTGACGAGGAGCCAGTAATGACTCCTATCGAAGGCTGGCATGTCAATGTCCGTGGGCCTCAGAGTGATACACTGACGCCGTTTGCAGTTCAAGTAAGTACCCCGCATCGCGTGTGGGCGTGAGAAAACAATATGGCTAATACACCAGCATGGCAGCGCAAGGAAGGCAAGAATCCCAGTGGTGGTTTAAACGCCAAGGGCCGAGCCTCTGCCAAAAAACAAGGCATGAACCTGAAGCCCCCTCAACCCGAGGGCGGCAGCAGGCGCGACTCTTTCTGTGCAAGGATGTCTGGCATGAAGAAAAAACTGACCAGCGCCAAGACAGCAAACGATCCAAACAGCCGCATCAACAAAAGCCTGAGGGCGTGGAACTGCTGACATGGACCTAACTCTATGGAACGCTGCTCTGTCCCTAATCTCGGCCTTGATTCTGTTCTGGGTCAAGACATCAACGGACGAGGTCAAGCGCATTCAAATTCTTCTTAACCGCACCCGGGAGGAAATTGCGAAGGAGTATGTCACCAAAGCAGAGGTGCATACCGACATCAATCGCGTCTTGGATCGACTGGATCGGCTTGAGAAGAAGATTGATGACTTCATGAAAGAGCAAAGAAGTGCCCTCGGTTAGTCCCGAACAAAAGCGTTTGATGGATGCAGCGGCCCATAACCCTGCATTTGCCAAGAAGGTCGGCGTTCCTGTAAAGGTCGCCAAAGAGTTTAGTCAGGCCGATAAAGGTCGTAAATTTGCTGGAGGTGGTGAAATGAAAGAGTCCAAGAAGATGATGGGTAAAGAGATCTCCTTTATGAAAAAGAAGGGCGCTCCCAAGTCCATGATCAAACATGAGATGGCCGAAGCCGGCATGAAGAGTGGCAGCAAGGCCAAGGGCTACGCTTCCGGTGGCCTCGCCGGTGGCCACAAGGCTGCTGACGGCATTGCCCGCAAAGGCAAGACCCGTGGTATGCAGGTAAAGATGATGGGCGGCGGTAAGTGCTAAGAGGTGCATCATGAAACGATCTCCCAAGATTTTTACTGAAGAGATGGGGCAGCCTCCTATGGACCCAGAAGGCGGTTCTGTCCGTCCTTCTAAGCCCGTTGTTCCGGACATGAGTCAATACAAGCCTCGTCGTCCCAAAACAAAGGCAGAGGACGCCATTTCTTCTGAGCAAAAGAAGCAAATGCTTCAAAGCATTCAGGATGAAAAGGATCGTCAGAGGATCAAAGGCATGGGGTTTGCCAGTGGCGGCAAAGTTAGCTCTGCGTCTAAACGGGCAGATGGTTGCGTACAACGTGGTAAAACCCGAGGCGTGATGGTGTAGCCATGATGGCAAGTCGCGGCATGGGGGCCATCAATTCCTCAAAAATGCCCAAAGGTGTCGTCAAAAAACGCCGAGACAACACCGACTTCACTGAGTACGCAGAGGGCGGAAAAGTAAAGTCTAAGGTAAACGAAGCTGGCGTTTACACAAAGCCCGGTATGCGTAAGTCTTTGTTTGAGTCAATCAAATCTCGTGAGACTCAAGGCACAGGCGCAGGCCAATGGAGCGCCCGTAAGGCACAGCTTCTGGCCAAGCAGTACAAAGCCCGTGGCGGCGGTTACAAGTGACGAGAGGTATTCAAAATGCCAAAAGGTATTCGTAAGCCAATGGAAGAGATGCTGCTCGGTACTGAGGGCGGCAAAGGCGGTGGTGGCGGTGGAGTTGGCGGCACGAAATGGAGCAGCCTGCCTTCTTTTCGGGGCAATGCAAGCACTATGGATGACTTGCGGAAACTCACCAAAGACACTTCGCATCTCAAAGGTGGCGCAAAAGCATCGGCAGACGAAGCCAAAACTAGAGCGGCAAAACGCACTGGTGTGCGGGCTGCTGGCGCTACCGCAGCGGCTGAAGGTGCCAGAACCGCTTTGAGCAGCAGCGAAGCAAAGAGCAAGCCGCAGCAGGATACGGAAGAAGAAAATTTCCAAGAAGTACAGCGCATCCTTCGCAAAGTTGACGAAGACATTGAAGCTGAGAAGTACGCAAAGCCTGACAAATACAAAAGCGGCGGCGCAGTTTCGGCATCTAGGCGCGGAGATGGTATTGCTCAACGAGGCAAAACACGCGGCAAAATGGCATGAAAGACCCGCAGCAGTCGCTCAAGGACTGGGGCGCTCAAAAATGGCGCACTAAGTCTGGTAAGCCGTCTTCTAAGACGGGTGAGCGATATTTGCCTGAAAATGCCATCAAAGCTTTGACTCCAGCAGAATACGCAGCAACAACTCGCGCAAAACGGGCTGGCAAAAAAGCAGGCAAACAGTTTGTTGCTCAACCAAAGAACATTGCCAAAAAAACAGCGGGGTACAGATAAATGGCAACCACTGGTTCAACGGCATTTGATCTTGAGTTTACGGAGCTTGCTGAAGAAGCTTGGGAGCGGGCTGGGCGCGAGATGCGTACAGGTTATGACCTGCGTACTGCTCGCCGGTCAATGAATCTGATGACCATCGAGTGGCAGAACCGTGGTATCAACATGTGGACAATTGAGCAGGGTTCCTTCAACCTGACTCAAGGTCTAAGCACATACGCTCTGCCATTGGATACCATCGATCTGATGGAGCATGTCATCCGAACCGGCGGGAACAATCAGAGCACACAGGCTGATTTAAACATCACTCGCATCAGCGTTTCGACCTACGCCACAATTCCAAACAAGCTGACGCAAGCCCGACCGATTCAGGTCTGGGTTCAACGCATGTCGGGAGAGTTGTCTCCAGCCAATGCCACGCTCGTAGGAACGATCAATTCCTCGACGACAACCATTGTGCTCAGTTCCGTCTCAAGCCTGCCTTCCAGCGGTTTTATTCGGATTGATGACGAAGACATCTATTATGGATACATCACCGGGACAACACTTGGCGGCGTATTCAGGGGGCAGAACGGAACCACTCCAGTCAGCCACACTAATGGCGCTGTGGTCTACAACCCCAATCTGCCATGCATCACTGTGTGGCCTGTACCGGATAGTGTGACCCCATACACATTCGCTTATTGGCGTATGCGAAGGATTCAGGACACTGGTGCCGGCATCCAGACAAGTGATATGAACTTCCGTTTCCTGCCTTGTGTTGTTGCAGGATTGGCGTACTACATTGCCATGAAGGTGCCGGAGCTTATGCCCCGGATGGACATGTTGAAACAGGTCTATGACGAGCAGTTCAACCTCGCGGCAGGTGAAGATCGAGAGAAGGCCGCAGTGCGTTTCGTCCCTCGTCAGACATTCATTGGCGGATCGAGTTCGTAATGGGCAATAGGTTTGCAGCCGGCAAGAAGGCGATTGCCATGTGCGATCGTTGCGGGCAACAGTTTAAATTGAAGACTCTGAAAGAAGAGGTCATCAAGACAAAACGGTACAACTTGCTTGTCTGTAATGAGTGCTGGGATCCGGATCACCCGCAGCTTCAGTTGGGGATGTATCCTGTAGATGACCCTCAAGCCCTGAGGAATCCGAGGACAGACACAACTTATCGTCAAGCAGGTTTAAACCCTGTCGGATTTCCGACAGATGGTTCAAGGGTCATTCAGTGGGGTTGGAATCCGGTTGGCGGAGCTAGTGCAGACGATGCAGGATTAACGCCAAATTATTTGGTATTGACCGTACAGGTCGGTACAGTGACAATTGCAACAACTTAAGGAGTTGATCATGGACGCAAAGAAAGCAGTTCACAAGCATGAATCGCACATGCACCCCGGCAAAACGCCAACTAAATTTGCCAAAGGCGGTAAAACCAATCTGCAAATGAAGCAGCTTGGTCGTAATCTTGCCAAGGTTGCAAACCAGCAAAAACCTGTTCGTAGTGTTCGTAAAGCGGGGATTTAATCATGGCTTTTACGATGAAAAAAATGGGCAAAGAAGTTGGTCCTGCCAGCGTCTACGCCATCCCCCACACAATGGATGGCAAAAAAGGTGTTGACCTGAAAAACAGCGGTTATCAGGGCGGCACAAAAAATACACCCAACGATGTCAAAATGTCTGTTGGTAATTTGACTCGGGACAAGTATCCCGAGCCAAAGACAAGCGGCATCAAAATTCGCGGCACCGGAGCGGCCACAAAAGGCGTGATGGCTCGTGGCCCTATGGCGTGAGGTTTAAATGAATTACTCTGAACTTGTCACCGCTGTTCAAGATTACTGTGAGAACACATTTCTCACGGTAGATATGAACGCGATGATTCGTATCGCAGAGCAAAACATTTACAACACAGCCCAGCTTGCCAGTCTTAGAAAGAATATGACCGGCAATCTTTCTGTTGGCAACCCGTATCTTTCTGCGCCAAATGATTTTTTGTCGGTATATTCATTGGCCGCAATTAAGCCCAACGGTGAATATTTGTATCTTCTAAATAAAGATGTAAACTTTATTAGAGAAGCATACCCAAACCCCGGAACCTCATCCGTCAGTTCAAGAGGGTTGCCAAAGCACTATGCAATTTTTGGCCCTACATACGGCAGCCTAAATGAGTTGTCGTTTATTTTGGGACCAACGCCAGATCAGGCATATGGCGTAGAACTGCATTTTTATTATTTGCCAGAATCAATTGTTCAGGCAGCCATTAATCAAGTAACAATTTCTTCTGGCGGATCTGGATACGCCAATGGGACATATTTTAATGTCCCACTAACTGGGGGCAGTGGTTCGTCGGCAACGGCTAA